TTCATTTTTAATTTCAATAAACTTGTTAGGGCTTGTAAGTTTAGTTCCACCTTTAGATGCTGTGTCAGATGTTGGATCGGTTGAAGTAGGGTTAGTATAACCAAGAAGTTTATAGTTAACCATAACTGGAAATCCATTTTTATCTACAGCAGTTGGGTGTTGTACAAACAATTTATCGTCTTGATACATTCCAATTATAGGACCAACTAGACTACCATCTTCTGCTTCAAACACATAGTCATCTACCTCTGTGTTGTACTTGTCTCTAAACTCTTCTTTCATTATTTCATATTGTTTAGTACTGTGATCGTTCGCAACTTGTGCTTCTGTTTTAGCTAAATCTAAATTAGAGTCATATATTTTTTCTATTAAACTTTTTTCATTTTGTTCGTTTTGCAAAAATACTTGTGATGCTAAATTTAATCGTGTTGCTTCTTCTTCTTTTTGTGCGTTAAATACAGCCGTACGTCTTTCTTTTGCATCTTTTCTTTTTGCTGCTTGTATGCCTGCTAAATCAGATGTTAATTGTTTACCTGCATTAGCTATTACAGCTCCCATTTGTCCGCCTATTGTAGGTTGCATTAAGTTTAATCCAAAGTTAGCAAGTGCTAATCTTCTCTCTGTTTTATAATCTTCTTTTGGATACAATTCATTTAACTCTTCCATTGTTGTTTGTGGGGCATACTCATCTAAAAATGCTTCTAGCTCGTCACCACTTGTAGTTACGCTTTCTCTTTGTTCATCTGTTAAAGTAGGCATTGCTTCATCAGCAGTCATAAAGTCAGATGCTGTATACGTGGTATTGTACTTGTCATGTAATCTCATTAGCCCTTGAATCATTTCATCATTGCTAACCATTGTTTGATTAATGGGAATACCACCTATTGTTAAATCTTTATCGTTATTGTTTAGTGATGCTGCTTCTGCGGCCAACGCATCATTCATGCTGTCTAAATCTAAATCATCAACAGATACGTTATCAGGACTAACCTTTGTAGGAACAGGACCTCCTGCTGGAGATCGTGATCCACCAAACGAATCAAATTCGTAAAGATCTGATAGCCCTTTAGCCATCTTAGTTTCCTGTTAATCCACCATATGCTTGAAGACCCGTAATACCAGCACCAATAGCACCGAGTAATGGGTTAGTATATGGTTGAGGAGTTTGTAACATTGTTTGAGACATACTTGGTGTACGAGATAAAATATCGGACATAAAACCAAGTCTTTGATAAGGCTCTCTGGCTCTTTCTTGATTAAATCTATATGTCTCATCTCTTAATTGTTGATCTCTTTGTCTTCTGATACCACCAATATTAAGTAAAGATCCTAAACCTTGTTGTCCAAGCGATTGCATTTGTGCACCCATATTAGCTTGTTGTGTTCCTAATTGACCGTATTGATTAGCTGCTGCTAATTGATTAGCCTGATTTTGATTAAAAGTGTTTATTGCATTACCTTGAGCTTGTTGAAAGTTTTGTGATAAGTCTTGAAATATACGTTGAGATGCCATGTCAGCTAAACCTTTTTGAGCCTCTGCTTGTGCAACTCCGTATCTACTTCCGCCAAACACACCACCTTGTACTGCATCACCAGCCATTTTGTTCATTTGTTTTTGGAACTGTTCGTTCATTTGTTCTAACGCTTTGTTAGTAACATTCTGTTGATATTGATTCATAAACCCTGACACGTTTGATGTCGAAGGATCGTATTGTTGTTGTGCTGCTAGTAGAGGAGCTATGCCTTGTCCGATAGTAGCCATTCCAGTATCAAGATATTGTTTGTAAGCAGGATCTCCTGTACGCATTCCTGTTGCAGGATCAATACCCATTTGACCAGCACCAAAATTAAATGCTGCTTGTTCTGTTAAATCAAAATCAGCTATACCTCTTCTTTCAGAAGGCATTGGTTGATCGCCACGTTTAAAAGTAGATTCTAATAAACGACGTCTATAATCTTCTAAAAAAGGAGCTTCTCTTTGACCTGTATATGTTACGCTTGGGCTAGCCATTATCTCATTCCTTTCGGGCTTCTGTTTGATTCAGGATCTAATTTGTTCATCATGTTATACATTGCTTGAGGACCACCTGCGTTATCAACTGCTTTTGCTGTAAACACAAATTCACCATCACTTAACATTGCTGGTATCTTATCTTCTTTTGGTCCACCAGGACCATTGATCATACCAGTTCTTCTTGGATATTGTCTATGAGGATTACCTCCTGAAGCTAAGTTAACTATACCACCCATTGCTAAAGGTTTTAAACCTTTTTCTGCATCAGGTGTATAATTAGAATAAATACCGTCTGCTGTTATTTGATCATAGTATTGTCCGTCAGCAGGATTAAAAAACATTTTTTCTACTAACGTGTCAGTGTAATCACCTGTACCATACCGTGAACCGTATCTTTGATCAACTGGTGTCATTGGATTTGTATCTACTGGTTCAGGCTTGTCTGCTTTGTAAGCCATATAACTTCCAAGTGCTGGAAGTAAAGCTGATGCTATACCACCAAGTGCGGTTGGTGTAGCATTTCCTTCTGCATCTTTTCCAACAAAACCACTTCCTATAGTTTTTGCTAAATTAAATCCTTTTTGTCCAAGACCTAAAATACCTCTTCCTGGAATAATTCCACTTGTACCTGGTGCAGTGGTTGCTGCTTGACCAGCAAAGTTCCCTAATAAACTTTTTCCAAAACTTCCTAGTTTAGCTAACGGACCAATTCCACCTGCTGCGCCACCAGCGCCGCCGAACATTCCAGCTAACGGACCTGCGCCCATTAAACCTGCTCCACCTAATCCTAATGCTGCAATACCCGCAATTGGGGCTGCTTTTTTTGCTACGTCTCTGACTTTTCTAAAAAACTTTTTAAACATGTACTCCTTGGCAATTCATGATATTGTCTGATTTTGCAAGGAAGGTCAACCTTGATGTATTAAACCTATTTTATTCTATATTTATATGCAAATTCCGTGTAATGTGCAATGAGAAATATGGAATTTGACATAAAGAAAGCGCCTATGGTCCGTGTTACGTGGTTAGATGCCCGTGATATGGAGACAGGTTGGCTTCCTATAAAAGAAATTAGAGAGGCTCCTTTAGCAACGTGCCAAGAAGTTGGTTGGTTAGTAACCGATACACCTGAAAAAGTAGTTGTTATGCGTTCATTTTGTGTTGACAAAGACGATAATCATGGAGGTGGCGCTATAGCAATACCAAAAGGTTGGGTAACGAAAGTAGAATATTTAGAGGTAATTTATGGAAAAGGAAGCTACCATTAACAGTTTGTTTGGTGAAACTATTTATTTCGCCCACATAATAAACAATGATGAAGATACGGCAAAACATGTTGAATCTTTTGTAAAAGAAAAACCAGGAAGAACAGCAGCTACTACGGATGTTAAAGGTAATACACACTTTACTGATTTAGAAGAAGCGAAGGATAACTTACATAAAGATAAAAAATATAAAAAATTGTTTAAAGAAATAGGAACAAACATTAACGCTTTTTTAACAGCTAAAGGATATAGTAATGATAAATTTGATGCTCACATAACTAAAGCGTGGGCTACTTACACAGTAAAAAATCAACACATTGCGAGTCATAAACACACGGCTAGTCATTTTAGTTTTGTGTATTATGTGCGTAATGATGACATGGGTAACATACGATTTGAAAAAGAACTGGCTTCACAAACAGGTTTGTTTATTCCTCCTACTGATCAATACATTGTTAATTGGAATCAATTTAATTTTTCTAGTTATATATTTCCTGTAAAGACTGGAAACTTTATTATTTTTCCTAGTGGCTTGCTCCACTACACAGAAATAAATACAAAAGAACAAGCAAGAATAAGTATAAGTGGTGATATACTACTTACAATGAAAGCCGGGGTAAAAACAGAACACTGTATACCTCATCCAAGTGGCTGGGATACTATTTCAAATTAATTGTCAAGAAAACAATTATAAAAAGATTACTTGATAATTATCACAGACGTGTTTAAATTAGATCTCACCCAAAAAATTATAAATCAGGAGATATTATGGATAATCAAGAAGTATTGAAAGCTATAGCTGTCCTCGCAGATAAGGTGAGCCGCTATCATGAACGTTTATTAGCATTAGAAAGAGATCACAAAAGACACACAGACGGGTGTTCGTGTCAAGAAAAACCAAAAGAAATAGCTAAAGGTCCTGATTATCCAAGTGCAGGAAGACCATTAACAGAAGATGAAAGAATGTTTGTTCAATCAAATATAGCAAAACATAAGGCGGCGGCAAATGGATCCTAATTGTCCTACTTGTGGTTGCGAAAAAGAAAAGTGCATCTGTGATGACTTCTGTGAAAACTGTGGTGCTTAATCTTTAGGATTTTTAGTTTTTCCAAATACATCTGGTAATTTAGTTACCTTAATCATTATATTTGTTTCAATATCATCTTGCGTTGTATCTGTATGTTTATTAGCAACATCTAATTTTGCTTCTTCTTCCGAACTGTAATCAGCTCCTGTTTTTTTATTTTTAACTTCTCTGTGAACTTCTGGTGTAAGAATAGGTACATCTTCACCATTAATGTTTTGTACTCCAACTTGTTTTGAATCTTGTACTTTTTTAAATACCATTATGTTATCTCCATAAAATTAATTAAAATTTTAACATCAGCTCCTGTTAATTTTATTTGATCCGCTTGTTCAAGAACAACAGGACCTTCTAAAACTTGCGTCTCAGCAGCATCTCCTAAACTGTCTTTATATAACTCTACCTCTAAATTAGAATTACTTGAATCTAGCATTGTAACTGTCGTTGCCACAGCTCCACCAGATTGATTAGATAAGTAAATACTTTTTACTAAAGTAGTAGTTGGCAACACAGGAGGTTGCGAATTTTGATCCGCAGTCGGAACAGTGTAAACTGTTCCTGTTCCCTGTAAGGTAGCACTTTTAAATAAATCAGCCAAGGAACCACGTCCTTGCTGTCGATTCGTCTTTTATATCTTGTTGATAACCAAAATTTAATTGCTGTACTATTTGCTCTAGCAACCGTGTAAGTATATCAATTACAGTAGGTTGATATTCAGGTGTTGCTTGAGGAAATCGTGTCGTTGTTATTTTTGCCATTATCTGCCTCCGTCTGGTTGAACATCAAGTCTAAGTGTTCCGTATCGCCATTTATCACCTACAGCATCACTGTCAATACGAATATTTGCTTGTCTTCCTCTACCTCTTATATCAAATTTTTCTGTAGTAGGCACTACAGTTCTTGTTACGGAAGTAGTAGTAGTTGAACTAGGATAAGTCTTAAAGTTGATTTTAAGATCCACGGATCCAGTCAAATCTTTAAAGTTAGGTATGCCTCTTCCTATATGTAAGAATGGTTGACCATCTGCAATGTCAAAATCTCCTGATTCAATAAATGCATTTATAGCTGTTGTAACATTATCATTACCTGTTTCATGTTGATAAAGTGTTGTTGCTCCTGCTGTCAAACCATTAATAACATTATTGTTTGCAGTAGCTGTTGTAGAATATTCTGTTGCATATGGTTTTTGATACACACCATAATCAAGCCACGTTGTTCTAGCTAAACTACCAGTTGACCAACAATCTTCTAAATAATTATATGTTACATATCTATCAATTTGCGTTGCATTATTTGATGTATAAAACCAAGTTACTTCATTAAATTCAGAATTAACAGCAGCAAAAGTTTCTGGTTGATTTGTAATACTAAAATCTTCAAACACATAATCTTGAACACTACAAGGCATTTTAGAAATAGCACCATCGAATTTATAAAAAGAATTTTGAGACATCCAAAAAGCTGTACCATTTACATCTACAGCAGAGTGTAATGAAACAGCTCCACAGTTTGCACCAATTTGAGTTAAGTTAAATGTAAAAGGTGCGCCAACAAACTGTAATGCATTGAGAGATGTATCTGTCCAAACAAGAACAGCATTACGTGATCTAACAGCTGTTATAATTTTAGAACCATCTTGCACTCTAAATGAACCTGCTGTGTTTGTAGCAGTTGGTGACCATGTATTATAATCTTCTTGAGAAGCAAAACGTAAAAATAAATCATCTTGTGTATTACTATTACCTATAGTTGTTTCTGTGCCAAATAAAAATACATGACGATCAGGCATAGATACTAAATTAAATCGTGAAACTGTAGGTGCATTAGAAATAACTGCTGCCGGCGTTCCTGTTCCTACAGAAGTATCCCATCTAAAAGTATTTCCATTATTAACAGTAGCTAATAGATCTTCACCAAAATTATCAAAAGACCAATTACGTCCATCAATTGTTACGTTAGAAGTAGAACGAGCCGTGCCCCATGCTTCTTTACCCCATTGCCAAGTACCCCAACCATAACCATATTGAGAAACAGCGGTTCCTACAGAAATTTGATAAGTAGCTGTGGCTGTTTCACTTGATGTTCCTGTACTTGTAGCAGCGGTTGCTGTGGTAATTGTGTAAGTATTAGCATCGGGAACAGTTAATATTTGATATTCTGCATCCATCGTTGCGGCAGGTATTCCATTTACAGCTCCTGATGTTGAAGAAATTGTTACAAAATCTCCTACATCAGCGCCATGACTTGGATCAGTTACTGTAACACTTGTACTAGAAAATGTTTCAAAACCTGTAATAGAGCCTGTAGCTCTAACTGGTGTAATGTCGTATGCTACACCTTCTGTGTAAATATATAATTTTCTATCTGTTCCGATGGCCGTGTATCGTACACCGTTAAGATCGGTCCATGCGTGCATATCTCGTGCAACACCAACCAATGTGTTTTGAATAAGTTTAATCCACCCACCAATTTTTTCTGGTAATCCATATCTAAAACGTACAAAATCAGAATCAGTCCAACGACCTGCTGCACCATATTCTGTGTCTTGTTTATCTATACCAGGGGCAAATGCTATTTTTGTTAGAGGCATTATGCAATCCTCACAAATCTATATACAAGTTCACCATCACCACCAGTATTACCTGAGTTTTCTTTTCCACCACCACCAGCGCCAGAACCAAATTGTCCTGCTGAACCTTGACCACCTGAGTTTCCACCACCACCTCCGGCTACATTTCCATTATAAGAAGCAGCGCCGTCAGCCCCAGCTATACTACAGTTATCACCACCACAATTGGGAGCATTACTAGCTCCACCTGTAGGAGTTCCTTCTGCTCCAGCTCCACCAGCATTAAAACTTCCAGCACGACCTGTATTAAATGTTGTAATATTAGTACCATCAACAGTCGTTCCTGTTGATAAAGAAGTTGATATTGTTGCTGCGCCTGCTTGTCCTGACGTTTGTGTTGCTAAAGGTCCTTGAACGTAACCACCTGAATATGATGATCCTGTGCCACCACCTAAAGAAAATAGTGAGCCTGTGCTAGCACCAGTTAAACTTGTTAATGACCCTCCTGAAGCAGAAGCAGTATAATTAAATCCTGAATTAGATCCTGCTGCTCCACCTGATCCAACAACAGCTGTTAAAACTTCTCCACCTACAACTGTAAAAACTTTATCGGATACATACGCACCTGATCCTCCGCCACGACCACCTTGTTCTCCTCCCCCTTTATCATAACCAAGACCATTCATTGATCCTCCGCCCCCTGCTACCGCTTGTTTAACATGAATAGCATTAGCATTC